TTAATTGTGTTATTGTTGTTCTTATTGTTGTGTTTTGTTTCATAACATCACTAATTATAGTTACTCATAACAAGTATATATAGCTATGTATCATAGGTTAGAATAAGGCGTTTTGTAGCTTATTTTTACTAAATAAGGCATATATGAGAATAAATATAACGCTGTTATATCATACCATCACTTATTAGTAATGATTATGATTAGTATAACGCTGTTATATACGATAATTAACGATTATATTATTGATTATAATACACATATTGTCGATTACTACTTCATTATAACTTATCTTATAACAACATTTGACGAACTCCTAATAGTGAACTGACTAATTTTTTTTAGTATTAAACTAGGTATCCCTTCACTCAGCTTGAAGTTGTCGATCTCCGGCGGAATTTTTTCTATAAGTTTTCTTCTTCGCTTCTTTGCGTCGCGATCCACGGACTTCCCATCGAATATAAACCGAACTTCTTGGCGCATTCTTTGCATAGCCACTTCTTTAGGGGTCTTTTTCGTCTTTCATTTGCTTGGGTAGGCGTTTCATAGTCACGGACCTTCATTAGCCTTCCGACCTCTTCGACGGGCTTTCCACATTCGTCACAGTTGATGATGATATGCTCCACCTCCTCTTTTTAACCTTAGCGAGGTCAATATCCTTCTCAAGTCGTAAATCCAATATAACCCGTCCAGGCAGTTCAAAGGAGGTTCGGTAGTATATCTTGTCTTCAGGTTTGAAACCGAGCTTTCTCATCAATGTTTTGTTCAGATAAACTGCTATGACTCCGGATTTTCTCTCATAAGCCTTTCTCCATTCCTTTAGATAGAACAAGTCGTTTTTATATAGATTCATGGAGCATCGTATCTTGAATATAGTATTAGCCACGCAGTTCAATTCATCCGCAATCTCTTGATCTGTCAGGCCGTGCATCACTAGTTCACGCACTTTAGAACGGTCTATCTTCCTTAGCATGAAAATATATGAATATTAGGATTTATAAATAACTACTATTTTGAAAATATGTTTCATATAATATATAAATAAGACTAAAACTTTATTATATTATATGAAATTAATTCAAAAACGAACCGGAAAGAAAGGCGGGGAACATGGCATTACCATACATATTCTTCAGCAGGGAATGAAAGGGGAATCCAAATCATTGACGGTTCATGGAATAAACGTAGAGCAAACGTATTCTGCCATTCTAATGCTTTTTAAAGCTATGGAGATGAGCAAGGACGGTGCATTTACGATTTTAATAGATAGAAAGGAGGATGTAAATGACAAGTCATATACAAGTTGAAAGGGAGTATAGAAAAATAATAGATGCCTGGGATAAGGAAGCCAGACAGCAAAATAAAATCTTCTGTCATACATGCGCTAGAAACGATTTCAATAAGGGTATTTTAGCCGACAACTGGACAGTTTATGCAGATTCAATACAGTTGATCTCTGCGTCTGACATAAGGGATGTGAAAAACCAAAGCAAAATTCTTGGGAAGATGGAAGATTATAAATGTCCAAAGGGGCATGGGATAAGTTTTGAAAGACTGAGAATAGAAGTGGAAAAAAATGAAAAATGATTCTAAAATTGAAATCAAGATAAAATGCGGTTCTTGTAGCAATTCAGACATATTAACGACTATTCTTTCTCCTTATGAGAATTCAAAGCAACTTTCTTGGACGTGTTCGGAATGCGGGATGAAAAAGACCATCATAATAAAGAAAGCCGAAAAGGAAGTTGAGAAGGAAAAGGATGTAGTTTCCTCTCTCAGATATAAGATGGATAAAGACGGGAAGAAAATAGTTTTAGATGATATGGGAAATCCGCTTGAGAAGAAAATAATAACGATACAGAAGAGGAAAGAAAAGGAATTGATGCACGGCAACGAGGTAGAAGAGATATAATATGGAAATAACGGAATATCCACCGATTTCCATTAAGGATTTTTTTGAAGAATCCACGACCCTATTAGGAAAACCATTGAGAACTTATATTTATCAGGAAAAGCTGTTTGATTGTAAAGCCAATTTCAGGATAATCAATAAGGCAAGACAGATCGGAATTTCCACAGCAATAGCGATGGAAGCACTTTATTATGCGATTTGGTTCGACAATCAGACAATTCTTCTGGTTTCTACAGGAGATAGGGCGAGCAGGGAATTGATGGATAAGATTAAAAATTTACTTTTTGCTATGAAAGAGAAGTTCACACTTGAAATAGGAAGTAACAAAGTATCAAATGAATTGGATATAGATACCAAAACAATGATAACTTTCAAGAATAACAGCAGAATAGTGAGTTTGCCCAACAACCCCGATACGGTAGTTGGTTTTAGAGCGCATAGGGTTTATATTGACGAGTTCGCTCATTTGGAAAATTCAAAGGATATATGGACCTCGATACTGCCTTCCATATCAAGAGGAGGCAAACTGACTATAATTTCTACACCAAAGGGAAAAATAGGAGAATTCTATAGAATTTGGAGTGAAAGCGTTCAGGGGAAAAATGATTTTGTCCGTCTTATCATGCCTTATACAGATGTAACAGAAATGGATTATCGAGAGAAAATAGAAGAAAACAAAAAACTGATGACTGAGATTCAATTCAATCAGGAATATAACTGCGAATTTATTGATGAAAATATAAGCATGTTTCCATACGAACTGATAAATCCGTGTATTGTAGAAGTTGATTCAATTTTTAGAATAAAGACAGTCAATCCCATTTATTTGGGAATTGATTTTGGCAATTTAAGATCCTCCACAGTAGTAATAATAGCAGAAAAATTAGAAACCAAATGGGTTGTAAGACCTCCTATTAAGGAATTTCTCGGGAAGAAGAGAATTGAAGGGGAAGAAGCAGAATCAGACTTCAGACCACAATTAGAATATATTAAAGATTTAGTAATGAAAATCAGGCCGACAAGAGTGTTTGTAGATAGCACGGGTTATGGTTTGCCCCTTTTTGACGAATTGAGAAGAAGTTTCGGAGGATTAATACAGGGAACAACCTTTTCTAATCCGCTTAAAGAGAATCTTATTACTAATTTGAGAGTTTTATTTGAAAACAGACAGATAGAGATACCCCCCAATGAAAATTTAATAGACCAGTTGCATGGTTTGGAAAGGATGGTGACTAAGGGAAGTGAATTTGTAAGATATAAACACTCTTATGGTAAATTTGACGATTATGTGTGGGCTTTATGCCTCGCAATCAGTCCACAGACCTCAAAAGGAGGAATTTTCAAAGTTATAGCAAGAAAAATGTAAAATTATTAAATAAGACTAAGAATATATGATTTTTATGGGAATATTAGATATTTTTCGTGAAAATAAAGGAAAAAGAAATGAACAGTTGGGCGGTATAGCAATTACTAAACCCGATAAACCTATTTTTTCTGAACCATTAGCAGAAGGTTTTGTTAAACAAATAATGGAAGCCACTACAATTCAAACTGAAGTAGAATTAACTCCAGAGATTATAGAAAAAGTTGGAGAAAAACATCCTTATAATTTTTCTCTTTATGAACAGGCATATCTTCAAGTTCCAATCATTCATGGGGCAATCAATAAAACAGTTGATTTTACATTAGGTCCTGGATTTTATATTGATAGCGATAATGAAGCTGCAAGAAAGAAAATTGAACAATTCATGGAAGAACAAGATTTTGATACATTTTTAAGAATAATCACCAGGAATATGTTGATTTATGGTTGTGCTTTCGTAGAAATAGTTGCACCTACCAAAAAAGAATTAATAAAAGACGATACGACAAATTTGACAAAGGAAGTAGAAACAAAGAAAAATAAAGGTATTAGTCAGTTGGTTATTTTAGATCCTAAATATATTTTTGTTAAAAGAGATAAACATGGAAAAATTGAAGGTTATACGCAATATCGTGGAAAAAATAACAAAGCAATAGACCTTTCTATTGATGAAATAGCCTATTTCCCATATAATCAAATCGGTGAAGATGTTTATGGAACTTCGATGTTAAGACCTCTTTTTGGAGGTAAAAAAGTATCTTTGCTTACTCAATTCTTAGAAACAGAAGAAGCGATGAAAACCATCGTCAAAAGACGTGCGAATACTCCAATTCAAGTTCAGGTGGGAACAGACGAATTTCCTGCAACTTCAACAGATGTTCAAACCGTTGCAGATCAAATGGTTGATATAACTGCTCAAAATGAGTTTGTAACTTCCCATACTGTCAATTTCAATGTTTTGGGGTATAGAGGCAGAATTCTCGATATTAGACCATATTTGGAACATTATGAAAATAATATCATTTATGGACTAGAAGTTCCTGCAGTATTGCTTGGAAGAGCAAATGTTCCAGAAGGACTGGCTAATGTTCAAATGACTGCTTATGAGAGAAGAATCAAATCCTTACAAAGTTTTATTGAAAAGGTATTAGAATCTCAAATATTGAGAAGAATTGTTCCAAACGATACAATTGAGTTTGAATGGGGACAACCTACAGCAGAAATGGAAGATATAGAATCAATGAGATTTATGAATATATTAAAAACACCAATGTTATCAGATGAAACAAGAAACGATGTTGAAAATCTTCTTAGAAAGAAAATAGGTTTAGAGGCTGTTACTAAATTTACAAGACCCCAACCAATGCAATTTGGTGATAAAAATGGAAATAAACCAGGAAAAAGTCCTGACAACAAAGACAAGAAAAGCGCTTGATGATTCAGATTTTGCACTTCCCGGCAGAAGATATCCAATTCACGACTTAGCACATGCAAGAAATGCTTTAGCAAGAGTTTCTGCTTATGGCACTCCAGAAGAAAAAAAGAAAGTTCGTGCAGCCGTTTATAGAAAATATCCGGAATTAAGAAACGGTAAAGAAGACTTTGCGAAATTATTGATGGAATCAAGGGAAGTTTAATGTTTCCAGAAATAAAAGAAATGCCTAAATGTCAAGACGGAAGAGTTTGCGGCGGAAAAAATAATGGTTTTATGCTTATTGAATTTGAAAATGGCTTAAAATTCATTTGTGGCGAATGTTATCTTCAAGCAAGAAAAGATTTTAACAAATGAACTCATATTCGACAATTTATAAATAAGACTAAAAATGATTATTAATATATGGTAATGCGCATTTGTCCTAATTGTAAAGAGTCTTTTTCATGCAACGAATATGATTCTGATTTCGTTCATGTGTGCAATTCTGGTAGAGATAATTTAGACAAAGAAGATTTATTAAAAACAGATGTTCCCAATATGAATTTACAGGGAATGCCGAATTCTGCGCCTTTAATAGCACGAATCGTTGATCATGAACATCAACATGATACAAACATTTTTGGTCATGATTCAGATTCTTATAAAGAAAGACAACATGAAGAGTATATTACATTTTAAGTGAAAGTATGCCATGCGGTTCAATCAGTAGAAAAGTAAGAAAAAAGAGATAATATGCCTCAAAGATGGAAGGATTTAGTTGATGCTATAAGAAAAAGCAATAAAGGCAAGACTAATCCGAAGACAGGTAAACCTTATTCTGAATCCGATATTTATGCAATAGCAATGGCAACTTATAAGAAAAAATATGGTTCTATTCCCAAAAGAGAAGATTTTATAGAATTAATTAATGAAGATAATCCTAATTTTCTTTTATTGGAATATTCCGTCCCAATAGATATATCTGAAATGGGCGGAAAGGATTTTGTAATTACGGGAACTGCAATAGATTCTACTGTAAGCAGAAATAACATTAGATATTTACCAGAAGAATTACAGGGTTCCGTAGGCACATTAAAGGGTGTTCCCATATTAGATAGTCATAAACAGGATTCTGTTAAAAATATTCTTGGAATAGTCCAAGATGCTTTTTTTGATAATTCGACCAATGCAGTCAAATTCAAAGGAAAAATCATGGATAAGGAAATTCAAAACATGATTTCTGATGGAAGAATAAGAAATGTTTCCATTGGAGCGAAAGTTGTGGGTTTACCTAAAGATGAAGATTCGGAGATATTTACTGCAAAAGGTATTGAATTTTTAGAATTGTCGCTTGTCCCTATACAGGGAGTTAAAAATGCGACTATTTCACAAGCACTTTTTGAAAAATACAAATTTGTGAAAGACGTAGAAAAAATCTTTAATGAAATAAACGGTGAAGAACTTATGACAGACGAAATTAAAAAAGAAGAAGTAGATGCACTAAAGAAAACAGTTGAGGACTTTAAAGTTCTCGAAGCTACCAAAAATAAAGAGATAGAAACTCTTAAAACTCAATTAGAGGAATCTAAGAAAGTTGAAACTGAAAAAGTTAAGACAGACGAAAGATTTACTGCAATTGAAAAGAGTATAACTGCTTTACTTGAAGAAATTAAAGGTTTAAAGGCAAAACCAATAGAAGAAGCCAAGAAAGTTGAGGAACAGCCAAAGGCTGAACCAAAAACTGTCGTTGAAACGGTTAAACCGAAAGAAAACGATCTCGTAATCGAAAGATATAGGGA